TATTTGGGGTTTATATGATTATCTTCACAGAGTGTGGTCAAAGTATCGCTAAAGAGAAATTTGGTTTTATAGAAGATGTCAAAAAAGAAGTGGTAACGGAAATTTCAGGTGGTAAAGAAATGCAGGAAAAATATATTAAAAAGTTTTCTGAGGAATTTTAAATGGGTCTTACTCTCTCAGCAAGTTTGACTAAATCTTTTAGAAACTTATCTAAACAGATTGTAGACACTAACGAGAATACTGTTAAGGAAGTAATCGCTAATGTTCATAATCAAATACTTGTAAACTCTCCTATAGCTAAAGGTATTTACATAAGCAATAACTATGTTGCAGAAAATAGAGAAGATGCCCGTACGACCGATAAAAATCACAGCGATAATGAGCGAAAGCAAGAGATGAGAGATCTCAAAGTCGAGGTCAAGACGGGTAAAAAGTATGTTTTGTTTAATAACTTACCGTATGCAACTGCGATTGAGGGAGGGCATAGCAAGGGGAAGGCTCCAGATGGGGTTTATTTACCTGCTGCTGACCAAGTATCAAAGTTTATCTCTAAGAATAAAAAAGACTATAAAAACATCAAATGGAAATCAATCAAATAAGGAAAATCTATGAATTTTGAATATTTCAGTGAATTAATAATGAGTCATCTATACAGCAACTATACTACGACTCCATACAGAATGAATGGTGCTGATATGCTAATCGACCCAACAGACAGCAACAAAGCCAAAACATTAGATGAAATTGAGGATTTTATAGAGATGTTTATCACTTTCGATGACTCATCTAGGAAGATTTTGAATGGTAACATTAAAGGTCGATGGGTATCTGGAGCTGTTAGATTCAATGCTTATGACCAAAAAGCAACTGGTAACACCAAGATTAACGGTGTGAGAACAGATCAGCTTTTAGGAATACTAGACGGTATTTTTTCAGAGCAGACGATTGAGAATGTTAATTGTAAGATAACTTTTTCTACTTTTAACGGTGCTAATCGGATCGGGTTTAATGAAGATTTGCAGAGATTTGAGGGATTTTCTAGGGTTCGGGTTCAAGGGATTTTAAAATAAGTTGGGGCGGTTAAGCCCCTGTTCTGTCTATATTAACAGTACCCAGTAGAAGCAATAGTTGTTAAGATATTTTTACCTTTTTGGGTAAGTAGTGGATATTCACATTCTCCCCAAGCTAATATGTTAAGAGATGTTTTTTCATCAATCATATCTAGTGCTATTCCTGAGCCAACATTATTTAGCTGAACTTGAACGACACCCCCATAATGTGTATTTGTTTGTAACATTTTACTGTCAATTTTGCTAGTTATAGCAGGAAACCCACCATACCCACCAGCATCAACAAATAAAGTGTTTACCTTAACCGTGTCTTTTGCAAACACCGTAAGAGACATTGACAACATCAATGCGAACATGAAAAGTAATTTTTTCATCTTTATCCTTTTTTTGGTTTTGTTATTATACTATTTTTTTATTTAGGGGTTTAATTGCAGTAATGTTATAATACGGTACTTTGAAAATAGGGTGGAAGTAATTAGCCACCTGATTATTTTTTAAAGCAAACTTTTTTCAAAGGATTAATCAAATGAAGTTAATTAAAGATTTGGGGCTATTGCCTAGTCACAGAGATCCCACTATGAAACATTCTTATGCTATTTTTCAATGTGCTTCTTGTTCTAAAACTTTTAAGAGAATCAAAGCAGAAGAAAAATATAGAAAAGATAATGATGACTGTAGATCTTGTCTTATGCGAAAGAAAAAAACTACTCACGGATTATCAGGGACTAGAATAGACACTTGCTATGGCAACATGATGAGTAGATGTTATTCAAAAAAAGCAACTCATTATGAAAACTATGGAGGTCGTGGAATAACGGTTTGTGAAGAATGGAAAGATGATAAAAATAGTTTTTTTAAATGGGCTTTTTCAAATGGATATAGTCCCAATTTAGAGATAGACCGAAAAAAACCCGACAACAATTATTCCCCTGCCACTTGCAGATGGGTAACCGAAACAATACAATCTCAAAATGTAAGAATAAGAAAAGACAACTCCAGCGGATACAAAGGTGTTTATTTTCACAAGTTGGTTAAAAAGTGGGCTGCTAGTATCCAGATAAATAAAAAAAGGGAAATTTTGGGATATTTTAAATGTAGATTAGCAGCGGCATACGCTTATGATGACTATATTGAAAAACATCAATCTTATCATATTAAGAATTTTTCATAATGGTATAATATCCTTAAAATTAAAAAACAAGGATTATAAATGGCATATTACAAGCTTTCATCGGCTGAAGTAAGAGTTGGATACGAGGCAACACCGGGCGTAAGTCCAGTAGATGGATATTTGCTGAACACAAAGGTGTTCGGAATTACAGCAAGTCGAGACAGTGCCGTAAGAGCATTATTAAATGCAGATGCGGTGGTTGCAAAATCGTCTCTAGGTGGTAGAACGGTTGGAGGTTCAATCGAGATACCTGTACAACCAAAAATGTTGGGAGTGTTTTTATACTCACTTCTTGGAGCACCTGTAACTACAGGATCAGGTGATTTTGAACATACATTTACACCAACAATCGCGGATCAGACTTCTTTAACGATTGAAGTGAAACTTGCAACAGGTGAATATATTAGAGCAACTGGGGTTAAAATCGGAAATATGACGGTTAATCCAACGGCAGCCTCTACAAACTTAACGGTTGTGTTTGACTTAGTTGGAATGGATGCTGATGGTACTCAAACATCATCGTTTTTAAGCGGTACAGAGACAGATCTTACAGGTGAAACTGACTTTTTAGATCACTTTGGAGCTGAATACTCAGGCGGTTCAACTTTCTGTCCTCCATCGTGGACTTTTAATTGCGAAAGACCATTAACAGCTAGAAACTGTTTAGACGGTACAGCAAATGCAAGTGTTATTTTTGAAGGAAAATTCCAACCTAATGGAAGTGTTTCAATGTTCGGAGAGACAACTAATACACAAGCGATACTTACTAAGGCTAGAAACCATACAGACGATAACTTGACCTTGACTGTTGCTGATGGTGCTACTAAGGGAGTTGATTTTGTTATGGGAACGGTAAACTGGATCGAGTCTCTGGTTACAGTTGATGCAGATGTAACGGAAAGTGAGTTGTCTATGGACTACACAGCACATTCTTCTTTTACTGTTGTCTTGAGAAATCAGGAGGCGGTTTATCCAATTACATAAGAACAGTTTAAGCTTAGTATTGTTATAATACTAATTCAGTTCGGGAGAGCTTAGCGGCTTTCCCACTCCATAAGAACTGATAATTGAACTGAAAGGCTACACATGGAACACTTACGAAACAAAATCACTTTAGGCGACAGCTTAGAGCTTATGAAACAAATACCTGATAATTCGATAGATCTTATTGTTACTGATCCTCCTTATCTCTTAGATACTACAGATGCAGGAGGGTCAACACTTTTAGACAAAAGGGCTTCAAAACTAAGAAAATCAATTGCTTTTATCGCTGATGGGTTCTGTGTTGATTCACACCTTAAGGAGTGGGAAAGAATATCTAAACAATTTCATGCTTTTATATTTTGTAGTAATAAGCAAATATCTGATCTTATGAAATGGGGGGAGGCTCGAGGCTATTCGACACATTGCTTAGTTTGGTATAAAACAAATGCAACTCCTTTTTGCAGTGGAACATGGCAACCGTCCTTAGAGTTTTGCATACACATAAGAGAAAAAGGATCAACTTTTCAGGGTGGGGTTAAATTAAAAAATAAATGTTTTGTATCACCAATAGAAAAAAGCAAGTGGGGACACCCAACCGAAAAACCATCAAAACTAATTGAAAAATATATAAAGGTTGGAAGCAACGAGGGAGATCTTATTCTTGACCCTTTCGCAGGAAGTGGAACAACTGGAAATGCTTGTGTAAATCTAAAAAGAGATTTTATCAGCTTTGAAATTGAACCTAAATATCAAAAGATCGCACAGGATAGAATAGATCAAAGTTTTGGTGAAGTGGGGCTGTTTGCATGAAAGACTTAAACCTAAAAAAGATATTCAAAAGTATTTTAAAACGAAAAAAGAAAGAGAATTGGAAAAATAAAGGTGATTATATTCCTGCCCTTTCACTTTCTAAAAGAGAAGCTAAACAGAAAGTTAGTGAGCTTTTCGCAAATGGTGGGAAAAAAGCAACTAGCCAAAGAGTTAGAGACATCATAGACTTAATAGAGAACAGATAATGAATGAAGCAATAATATTCATCTCTCAAGTGTTATTAGTATTTTTCAAACATTTAGCGATAAGGTCAATAACTAACCACAAGAGACTACAAACAGCGATTTATACAACATTTATACAGGCTTCATGGCTTATATCGTCAGCATTAGGGATTAATGCCCTTTTGAATGGAGAGTGGCTAAGTGTATTTGTTTATATTGCTGGTGGAGTTGTTGGTAGTATGTTGCAGTTTAGAATTAAAATATAAAGGGTAAGAAGTGAAAAAATTCCAGATTTTAATAGAAACAGATGAAGTTCCTGACAATATGTTTACTGAAGAGGCAACAGTAGTTGGTAATATACTAGCTTCTTCTCTAGGTAATGGGCTTATTGAAGATTTAGAAAAAGCAGAACATACCAATAAACTACTTCGACAAATACACGATTTAGAGTTAGAATTAGCGAGTATAAAATGAGTGGTTTAACCATACCAATAAAAGTACACAAAATGTCTAATTCGCAATACCATGCTTACCACACATTAAATGCTTACTCTTTCGATGAAGCGGTCAAACGATTAGAAACAACACTTTTCAAAGCTAAAAAATTCTTAGATTTTATGAAAACAAACGATATTTATTATAGAAACGAGGGAAAATAGGATGAGTGGAAAACCAAGAACAGCAAATAGTATGCACATAAAACCATTAAGCGATAAAGAGTTAATTATGCAAAAAGAGTATTTGAAAAAGAATAAGGTCACTAAGATTAAACCACTTGGTGTGAGTAAGGGTAAAAGATGAAAAAGAAAACAAAAATAGAAATCTATAGAGTTTCTAATAAATCAATACTTACTAATGAAGAGTGTGAATACCTATTGGTTGATATTGATTTAGGTGTATGGGAAATAAAAAAAGGTTTTGTTATGAGAAGGTTTGATATAGAAGCAAGAGTAATTAAATGCAAAATTCTAAAGTAACTAAAAATAAGATTGATAAAAGCGGTCTTTTTGGAATGCCTACATCTAAAATTGTAAGAGATCTTAATTTTATGAACTGGCAACATGAAAACAAATCTTGTATTATATGCAATAAAAAGCCGATAGAAGTTCATCATGTACTAGGTAGAAATAAAGCCACAAGAGACGATTTAACCGTTCCTTTATGCGTAACACATCATCGGAGCGAAAAAGGTGTGCATGGTAGAGATAGTAGTGAAGTCTATAGTGTTATATCTAAAGAAGAAATGCAAGAAATTGCTGAAAACAATTATCAAGAGTTTAAAGAATTGTTATAATCACAAAAAAGGAAAAAACCATGCAACTAGAGAATACTAGACCGATTATTAGAAGAGGAGATGAAACACAAGCCACTCCACTAGAAACACTTGTTAAACAAACCTTGAATGATTTAGGAGATAAGACAACAGAGGATCATGTAATTGATTCTATTCAAGAGGTTAGAGGAGATGAATATAATAGAGAGATTGAAGAAAGTAAGGATATTATCGCTGATTTAGAACCTGTTGAGAATATCCCTGAATTACCACCACAACCTCCACAATTTACAGTTAAAGAGATAATTAACAACAATATTGAAGAGTCCAAACAGATAATGGGAGAAATTAAAAAAGATCTTAAAGAGATTAAAGACGATCCTTGCACTCCACTTATAGAAACAGGTTGGAGTAAGCTCCCTTATGATGGCACTAGGTTAGTAATCAAATCGTTATCAGATGGAAAAAGACATACTTTTGATGGAACATTAGAAATTGCTAGAGAAATTGCTATTGCAGAGCTTTCGTTAATCTACGATACAAGCAATTTAAAAATTTAGGTATAATTCTCTCGGCGGTCATCGTTAAGAGTCCTGTGATCGCCAAGCCTTTTAGTTAACATTCGTTTGACTCTTGCTCCTTATGTATTTGGGGATTTAAAGATCCCCACTTCTTCCAAAATGCTATAATCTTACCCATGACGGGTAGTTCCCAAATATACCTACCCGTTAATTTAAACACAAGGACTCTAATATGAGATTAGGAAAAATTGAAAGAACGGTTATTTTAGACCAATCAGATGGTAGATTTGCAGGTACAGAATATGCAAATGATGATTTTAGTGTTATCTTAACGGCTGGTAGTACAGGAAAGGTTATCAGTAAGATAGCTAGAGAGTTAGCTAATAAAGATTTTGAAAAAATGGGTGGTGAGTATCGTGAGTGGACTGAAACGATAAAAGATAAAGAGATCGCATTATCCAACCTCCCAGAAACACTATTAATCAAAAACTTAGCAAACAATCTTATTGAAGAGTGGTCAGGCTTTTTTGATGAAGATGGTAATGTTTTAGAACTTACAAGAGAAAACTTCTTAAAAATGTATGAATTTGATGAGCGGTTCTTTAGCCTGTTAATGTTGGCATATATTGATAAAACAAATCCAAAAGAAACAAAAGAAGCTGAAAGTGTGGTAAACGATGGGATGGGAAAGCCCTCAGATGGTACGAATGGCGATACGGAGGAAGCACCGACAGCCTAAAAAGTTGTGAAAGCTGTAAAGAGTTATATACAAAGCTTAAAAAACACGGGGAGAAACATGATCGGGAGGATTCTAATGGTAAACTGGATTGTAAAAATTGTCAGTTTGCCCCTCCTACTCTTAATTCATTGTCTTATGAGTTTATGGCTAGTTTTAATCAAGCCTCTAGTCATCGTGACGGAATGGGTGGTATTAACGGTTCGGTCATGGTTGAGATTTTGAACATTAAATATGATGATAAAGAGTTTATTTTAAAAAACATTGACTTTATAGGTAGAGTTAATGGAGTGATTAGTGAGTATTCAAGCAGGAAAGCCCGTCAGAAATAAGACGGACTTTTTCTTGTTAGCTACCTAGCCCCAGACCTAGCCCCAGACCTAGACCAAGACCTAGACCAAGACCTAGACCTAGACCAAGACCAAGACCTAAAACTAGACCAAGACCCAGACCTAGACCCAGACCTAGACCTAGACCCAGACCTAGACCCAGACCTAGACCTAGACCCAGACCTAGACCTATCATGTCCCTCTCTAAGTAAAGCTTGTGTCATTTTTGACTTCTTGGTAAATCGTCTTTAATTTTAAACATATCCAATATCGCACCTCTTCCTAAAATCACTTCGCCACTTGGGTATGGTTCAACTTCGTTTAGATTATTTATATCTTTCAAAGCATCCGCCCATCTTCCAGTATCTGCAATCCATGCTACATCTTCAAACACAAGTTCTTTATCGTAAACTTTCGTAAGCCTGCCTGTATAAGTAAAAGTAACTGTTCTAATAATATAGTTTTTTCCTACTTTAAAAGGGTAAACCTCTTCTTCTCTTGCTGTTTGAATAGTTCCAAACATTCCAATCAATTCTTTTGCCTCTCCAATTGTTAAATCGTCTATACTCATTTTAAACTCCTTTTGTTTTAATGTTTAGTATTTTAGCAACAGTTAGCTTAAATGTCAAGGGTTTTTTAAAATGTTATAATTAGATTATAAAAAATAAGGTTATCGCATGGGTGTTTCTGAAACCGTAAAACTTACATTTGATCTTGTAGACAAAGCCTCTAAAGATCTTAAAAATATTGATACACGATTAAGACAGGTCGAGGGTAGCACGGATAAGGCTGGTAGATCTGTTAATAAGTTTGAGCAGTCTGTAGGTAGTTTAGGTAGAACCGTTGCTGGTAGTATCGCTGCTTATGTATCCCTTAATGCTGCTTTTAGTGAAACACAAAGAATTATCTCTAAAGGTCTGGAATGTGAAGCCTTAAATCAAAAATTAGTCTTTGCGACAGGATCGGCAGAAAAAGCAAAAGAAGCTTTTAAGTTTATTTCAGAGGAGTCGGAAAGATTAGGTATTAATTTACTTTCAGCAGGTCAAGGCTTTGCAAAGTTCGCAGCAGCTTCAAAAGGTACATCTCTAGCAGGTCAAGAAACTAACAATATATTTATAGGTATGTCTGAAGCATCAACAGCCTTAAGACTTACAACAGAACAGACTAACGGGGCATTTGTAGCCTTAGAACAAATTATGTCTAAGGGAAAAGTACAAGCTGAGGAGTTAAGAGGTCAATTAGGTGAAAGAATCCCTGGGGCTTTCCAAATCGCTTCTCGTGCTATGGGAGTAACTACCCAAGAATTAGACAAAATGCTTTCTACTGGTAAAGTCTTAGCGACTGATTTTTTACCTAAATTTTCAAGGGAACTACACAAGACTTTTGCAGAGACAGCGGTCGAGGGTGCACAGTCAGCACAAGCCTCTTTTAATAGATTATCCAATTCTATAGATCAAGCTAGGATGTCTATTGCAGAGAGTGGTTTAATTGATGACCTTGCAAGAATGTCCGAAGTTTCAACAGCATTTTTTAAATCTTTTGAGGGAGCCAACACCTCTGCTGTTTTTGAAACATTTAAAGGGCTTGTGACAGGTGTTAAAATTCTTGATACTGGTTTTACTCAACTAGCATTAAGAGGCGAAAATGCTTTTTTAAGACTTTCTGGAGCAGGGGATAAAACAGCAAGAGCCATACAGGGATCTTTTAAAGCTTATATTCCTGATGTCCTTAGTAAAGCTCTTGGGATAACAGAAAAAAGTCTAAAAGATCTAGACATAGAGATCAATAAAAATGAAATTGCGATACTAAATACAGAAAAGGCTTATCATGCAGCAGCAGCTAGTCTTTGGAAATATATTGGTGCGATTAATGCAGTAGACAAAAAGACTATAGTATCAAAGCCCACTGATTTTGGAAAAGCTCCTGTTAGTTCTAAAGTAAAAATAGATATAGAAATTAATGATGATTGGATGGATGAGTTAGATAAAGAAATATCGGACTGGACTAAATCCACTAATGCTTTTGAAGAATTAAAATCAAAGTTTGAAGATTTTACTCTAACTTCAGCAGAGCGAGAAAAAAAAGAATTAAATGAGTTTGTATTTGCTTATAATAAAGTAGCAAAAGAATTAAATAAAGATCCTATCACAGTAGATTTAGTATTAGAAGGTAAAGAATCAGCCCGTATAAAACAATTTGAAAGCGATTTAAAAGAAAGTTTTTCTAATTCTTTTGAGAGTGGAATATCAGATTTAATACAAGGCGGTTCGTTAGATGATTTTGCCTCTTCTTTAGGACAAAGAATAGAAGAAGCCAGTGCCGATGCTTTAGCAAGTGAGGCTGTTTTGGCTGCTGGTAGAGAAATTGGTAAAGCTATTGGGGACAGTGCTGGAACAGAAATAAGTGCTGAAAGTGGAGCGACTTCTGGAGCGGCAACTGGTGGGATTTGGGGGGCAGTAATCGGTCTTGTGGTAGGTGCTGTTATTGGGGAAATTACTAAAAGCAAGGATGGAGGACTTTCTGCGCAAGACTTTGCGAACAATAGATTATCTGAAATACTAAACGAGCTAGAAAAACAGACTAATGTATTGGAATTACAAGGACTTGCAGGAACAGCAGAATTTGAAAATATTACTGGTTTGTATGATCAGATTAATAATATATTGTCAGAGCAATCAGGAATAGGACAATATTTAAGTGGGTTATCATTCAAAGAAATAGAAGAAGTAAAAAGGACTGGGTCAGTAATCACTAGACCTGATCAAGAATTTGGACAATTTTTTGCACAAGGTGATATAGCAAAATTAAATATGATGCAAAGTCTAATAGGTAACTATAATGATGCGATCTTGGAAGGGTCTGCTGTTTTTGAACAGGCGGGACTTTCAATGCAATGATTAAACGAAAGTCTAAATGGTGTTAATGCTAATACTTTTCTTGTAGATAGTGCTATAAGCAGATTAGGAGTAGGATCTAAAAGTGAATTAGCATTACTTGTAAAAACAGCAACTTTAGCAGGGGATGCTCTTGCAGATGCTGAGACAGATTGGAACGATTTAACAGACGCAGGGAAAGAAGCACTAATAACAGTTCAAAACTACGGTGAAGAAATAAATATTTTAAGCGATTATTTTTTAGAGGGTAGCGAAAGCATAGAATCATTAATAGACACCCTGTCAAACTCGCTAGACTCAATCGAAAGTGTATCAAGTGGTTATCAAGGATTTATCGACAGCAACCTTACAAATGCTTATGATTTAACGACTGCAAGATCTGAACTTGATAAAAGATTTACTGAGGAATTTGGTGAAGCTGTAGAAGCAAGAGAGGCTTATGAGTCAGCAATTGGAACAGATGCAACACCCGAAGAGTTAGCTGGACTTTCTGCCGATTTACAAAAAGAATCTAGTGAAGCAATATCTGCCGCTCAATTAAATATAGATGCAATAACCGCTGAATTTGGGTCGGCTGGTAGCAGTATGGTGCAGGGCATTTTAGAACAATTTGAAAAAGAAAAAATTGAGGTATTAGATATTGATCCAATAGTAACAGAGCAAATTAAAACCAATGAACTTTTATTAAAGATTGAAAATCATTTAGACCCAACTTTAACCCCTCCCATTGTAAACCCTGATACCACTTCACCGACAGTATCCATTTATGACCCAGAGGGGACAAGGTATCAACTAAGATGATTTTACTAACAATATCAGACGGAACTTTAACTAAACAGCTTGTAGACACAAACAGCAAAAAGTCCTCAAAGTCCAGCGGTTACAATGACGGCACTTTCTACATTCCAGACATAGATAACCTAACCTCTCTATCTTTCTCAGCTAGACCAATCGGCATTATGCAGACTGCAAGTGTGAAGATAGATATTGAAACGGCAAAGCTTTTTGACGGTAATGAGTTAACAGCATCTGTTGAGATATGGGACGAGGTTAATCCTAAAATATCGGTGTTCTCAGGGTTGGCTATACTTATACAGAAAAATCGTGATGCTTTTACTTATAGTTTGCGAAATGAGAAAACTTTGCAAACAGATCTTTTGAGTATAGCACCTGATTTAAAAACGATTGATAGTGAAACATCAACTTATAGCGATGGGAGGGTTTACCCTATGACTTTTGGAAGAGTAAAATTTATAACACCTTTAATACTGGCTTTGTCTTGTGTTAGTGGGTGTGGAAATGCTTTATATAGCGATGGTGAGACATTAGGTGTTTATGATGGAGGGTTATCTACAAACTTTACACAAGCGACATCAACAGTAAAAAGAGATACTACACAGCCTGTTTATCCACTTACACAGGATATAAATGGTGGAAGTACAGGAACGGGATCGGTTACAACAGATGATGAAGTTACCCAAGTTACCAAAATTGCGACAGATGGAGATGATAATACAGCAGATTTTCTAATTACTCATGGATACAAAATTATAAGTCAAGCGGGAGTAGGAGACACTACCAGACATGGATATAGTTTAGATGTAGACGGTCAGTCGCATTGGTATGATTATAATACTGGAACGAGTCAATGGGATGAAATATTAAACATAGGAAGATCTACAGTAGGATCAGATTTTTATGCTATTGATATTACAGGAACAGAAAGTGGAATAAATATAGATACTACGGGATCTGTAGGGATAAATGTAACAAATCCCAATACTGCTATACAAGGAAGCACTATAAATGGAACAAGTGTTTATGGGGTGGCTACAGGAGTCGGAGGGACAGGAGTATACGGACAATCTGATAGCTTTATAGGAGTTAGAGCATTATCAAACACTGGGACACCTCTATCTATCGCAGGAAACTCCACAAAAGGACATTATCAACTCAATACAGGGATAACCTCCGATCCATCTTCTCCGTCAGAGGGAATGGTTTATTATAATTCTAGCACTAAAAAATTTAGAGGCTATAATGGTACAACATGGACAGATTTTAATTAATGATTGATGCACTAACCGAAATATTATCAGGAACAGGTCTATCTTTAGTTTCAACAGATGCAACCAATATTGAGCTAAATATCCATCAATCAAGACAAACAACAAAAGAGAGGTTAATACAAGAGATCTTAAGCTATACAGATCATATAGGATATGAAGACGGCTCTAATTTTGTAATAGTAGATAAATTGTTAGGAGTAGACTCAACAGCAATTTTAAGAGATAGGATCGTTTCGGTATCTGCAACATTAGAAAGCCTAATAATTAACCGTTTTGAGATAGATTTGCTTGTTAAAGAATTTCAGAAGCAAGATAACGGAACACCATCACTTGTTGATAAAATAGTTACTAAATCTGTATCTACAGGTCAGTCGGGCGGTGATGTTCAAAAAGTCAGCCCTTTAAGTCAACCAACCACCTTATCAAGTGGAGAGATTGTATATTATTATGATGATATTACAACGGTATTAAATCGCAAGAAAGATCTTTATCTCTTAGATGATATTACATTAACAGTTAAAGGCTTTCAAGAGCTTAAATACGGGGATAAAATCACATTTACTGAGTATAATAAATATAAGACAGATGATATTGCAAGTGGTTATCTAGTTGTTACTGGTTTTAGTTATAATCAAAAGAATTTGACAACTACGATGAAAGGAATCGGAGAATATAACATTTTATAAAAGTGTTATAATAACCTTATGTATTTATTTAATCAAACAGAGAATCTAGCAACAGATACCAACATAACAAGCCCCGATTTAACCATTGTTAATTCTTTGGATAAATACTCTAAAAATGTTGATACTGCAACTGATAAAGATATTACATTAAGCTATTCAGGTGGTGAAGATGATTTAGCGATATTAGGGACTAATGCTAGTAGATGTGAATATTCTATCTATACGGTTGGAATAACACGATATGCAGAAGATACAACAATATCAACAAATACAACAGTTGACGGTAAAATTGTAATCGCAGGCGGTGTTGAATTTATTATAAACACTGGAGTAACCTACACTATCATAAGCACGCCAGTAGAATCAACAGACACTCTTTTGAAAAAAGATTTTATCAGAGGTAATTTACATTTTGGTTTAAAAGATAAAGCTTTAACAAGTGCTACAATTAGACTTGTTGGCAGTGATGATATTGAGATAGGTTGCTTAATAGCAGGAAATTTTAGCAATTATGGCTATGTAGAAGATCAAAACAACTTTAACGGCACTATTAAAGGCATTATTAAATCAAGCGACTATGAAAAGATACAAACCTATTTAGAGACAGAAGATTTTTATTTTTATATACCTCACAAAACAAATGAGAGTAAAAATAATTTGATTCAATATGGTAAAACGGTTTTATCGGATGGATCGGTAATTAGTGATACTTTTTCAGATAGTGAAAATTTAGTAAATATAACAATTAAAATTAAGGAATAATTTTGGCAGATACAACAGTTTTAGATGGCAATATTGTCTATAATGGAGGAAAACCAACAGTAAATAATAAAACGATTTTAACCACAGAAGAAGTACAAACAATCACAGGGGGCAAGACTTTTTTAGGAGATATTGATTTTAGTCAATCTTGGCAAGATGTTACAAGTAGCAGATCCGATGGGGTAACATATACTAACAATACAGGGAAACCAATATTTGTAAGTATAACTTTTAGTAACTCAGCCGGAGCGACAAATGATTATTCTGTTTATGTTGGAGCTTTAAAAGTAGGCTATGCTTACAAGTCGACTATAGCTTACATAGAAACTAGGTCTTTCATTGTTCCTGCCGGATCAACCTATAAAACAGTAAAAGGTGGAACAGGGATAGGGATGACTATGTGGGCAGAGTTAAGATAAAAAGGAAAATGAAATGAAAAACTATATTAATAAAAACAATGAAATATATTCATACGAGGATAATGTTGCAGAAGAATTTTTAGAAGAAAAGATAGTAGAACTTGAATTGATTGTTATTTCAGATGAAGATTTGGCGATATTATTAATGCCTACAGTAGAAGAGTCATCTCTACAAGCTAAAGATGTTAATAACAATCCAATTTATCAACAATTAGAGGAGTTGGATAAAAAATCAATCAGAGCATTAAGAACAAACGACACCCAAAGAATGGCAGAAATTGAAGCAGAAGCAACAATTTTAAGATCTAAACTTCTCTAAATAGAAATTCAGGATATAAAACTAAAAACAACTGTCTTTTAAGCCGATAAGTGGCTTCTTTGGCGGTTATAGCACTCTTAACATCTTCAACCACCCATTTGTCAACCTCTTTGTATTTAAAGTCAGCAATATACTTTCTAGCTAGTAGCTTCCTATTAGTTTTAGGATCTCTAACACTCTCAACAATTTTAAACTCTGGTTGCAATGAAAGATCTGTTATTTTTCCAGCTCTTAATAGCAGTTTTAATTCTAAATACCGTCTGGCTTCTTTTCGTGAGTCAAACATAAACCCATCTATTTTAGTTTTTTTGTTTTTATATTTAGTGTTTGATTGGTAGCTCATTGACTGTTCTTTCGTTGAATTTTGGACGGTGTACAGGCATAATTTTACAAACTTTATATCTAAAATTATCCGTGCGATCATCAATAGCAGGGTGAGTCTTAAACTTTTCAGGCTTTCCCGTCTTCTCATCCCATGAGTGCTGTTCTAATGCTTCAGTATGTTGAGGGCATTGTTTCACATTAACATACCATCTTTTCTTTTCAAAGGCATTATTAACAGCATTAACACTATCCATAATATCAGGGTTTGATCTATCCATAATGACCTCTAAAAAAACACCTCTCTCTTTAGCGGTATCTTTGAGTATTTGAATATCTGATTTAGAGGCACTTGTTTTTCTACTGTCTCCACTTGCATCTGGGTATATAAATATTCTATGTTTACCGTATTTTTCGCATAAGGCATAAGCCATTTCTCTGGTATCGTAACTGCTCATCTCTTCAACTAAGTGAAAGGTTTGACCTCTTTGAACACTAATTGAGTTTACAGAACCACCGATGTTAAAGTCAGCTCCGATGTGTAGATCTTCATAGTAATCTTCATATTTGATAATCTTTTCATCACTTCCATTTATGTTTCTATTGAAATATTTATAGACATTACCACTTGTAAGATTAACGAAATCGCCATCTAAATATGCTCTTAGTAGGTTTTCAGGGTACATTTCTTTTAATGTTTCTATAAAGTCAGGTGGTAAATATTTATTATCGGTGGTCTTAGCTTTTATTAACCGTTTACTTTCACTGGGTTCTTTTACAAATATTTGATAAGTTGCTTTATATCCCTCTGGAGTGGTTGTTATTATGAATTGTCTAACATTTCCAGCTCTTAACCTGCCTAAAAGCTTTTGAAATGCCTTGTAAGCAAGATCTTTTTTAGAAGTATCGAACTCATCACAAATTATCCAAGCTGCATTTATTCCTACCAGTCTTTCGTAGTTTTCCATCGACTTACATATTATTTTAGTTTCTACTCCGTTAATATCTAAGAAGAAAATACTATCGGCTGCATTAAAACGATACTGAACCCCCCACTCTTCTAATGCTAGTTTCATCTCAGGGATAAAAATATCTCTTAGCATAGGGTAGTTAGGTTCTGTTGCTATTCCAACCTCTCCGGGGTTTAAAAAAGATAATTGTATAGCCTTTCTACAAGCTACATAAGTTTTACCATTTCCAGTCAGCCATACCCACCGACTAAACCAATAATCTTAGTAGTTGTATCTGCTAATAGTTCATACTGATGATTTAATAATTTAACCGTTTGGGTATGGGGTAATCCTCCTTTTTCAAGTTTAGACAAAATAATAATCCTTGTAGTCTTCTAATGTTACTCTTCTTTTAAGATATTTAAAACTTACTCCAATATCTTTGGAAGCCTTGTTTATTGATTTATAAACTATTCCTCCTATAGATACTTTTGTACCGCCTTTGTATAAATGGTTATCTTTATTCTGCTTATTTGTGACACTTCTTTTTCTGCTTATCTCTAGTAACTCTTCTTTTGTTTTATCAAGATAATAGTTTCCTCCAGCATAAGAGTTTTTCTCTTTTAAGCCACTTGCTAATTTTTCTCTACCTTTTGCCCCCATCTTTTTATTTCTTCTTATGATAGATTTTCTCATCTTATCTCTGTACTCCTGCGAACACTCTCCAGTTTTTAACCAGTGGTTATCACTCATTTTCTTTTTAATTTCAGAAGATTTGCTAATTTCTAAAGAGTTCTTAAAAGTATGCTTATAAGGGCTATGATTTATATACCCATGTTCTCTAGCCAGGTTAGCTTCTTTTTCAGTTGCTTCATCTATTGTTAAGTAGCCACAAAATAATATTTTATGCTTATTCTGTTTACCGTATTTTCTTTGATTATCTAAAAATCTTTTTGATGGGCTTATTGTACAACCTATCTTAATATCCCTAAGATGGTATATGTAGAACTTGTGTTTTTTCATTTTATGCCTTTTATGCCTATATTTAGAGGGGAGCAACCCCCTCAGGCATTCTGTATTATACATCTATTTGCTTTAATCATCTCTAACTATGTTTATGGTTGTAGGTAGTTTATTTTCGTTGTTTTGTTGAACTGCGATGTTTGTGTTGGCGTGTCTTTGGTTTACTCCAAGAGTTAAAGAAAGTCTATCTAATGAATCAGCTATAAATTTAAGCTCTTGTGGGTTAAGTTCTAAATCTACGGGCTTATCATTTATTATTGTTGTTGTTCCATCGAGAGAATCGTTTAATTTTTCTGCTAATTTATCCCCTATTCCATAAACAAGCTTTTTTCTTCTAATGCTTTCGTCTGCAACCTCATCGGCACAAAGGATTGACTGTTGATTTTCTGTTGATTTTTTTTCAGCAATAATTTCACGAGCCTTTATATAGTCACCATTCCTTTGGTGTTGCCATTGTTGATTTTTTGCTTTCTTTGATATGGTGCTTCTATCTATACCTGTTTTGTCTTTTATTTGTGAAAGGGTAAGCCCTGCCTCATAGTAACCTTTGGCTTTACCCCATAACTCTTTAGATATAGCCATTATTTTCTATTCTTTCTCAATTTCTCTATGCTTTCGCTGCTTAATTCAAACCACTCTCCGACCATTCTATGTTTTTTATATCTTTTGTGTATTTTTCTTTCTACTTCATAAGCATTTTCTTTATAAAAAGAGTCTATTAATTTTAATCTATATGGATTACCTACTTGTATCCCTCTAATTCTACTTATTGGATCGTCTGCAACACCTATTTTAAAAATATCAGTATTTTCCATTTGGATAATATAAATCATTGATCCTTTTTTGGATAAGTTGCTTTTTCCATTATTCCATTTTTTTACATTCTCCGACATACTTGCTTTGCTAATGCTGAATTTTAGACATAATTCCGATTGGCTATAAATCCCTAATTCAAACTCTTCCTTTATTTTTTCCCAATTGTATTTAGATGGTCTACCCATTACCTATCATCCCACTTAAATTTTAATAAAATATCTAATCACTAGCAATAAACCTATGAAAAAATAAGCAAACAACACCGATAACAAGCATACTTTCCAGCAAAGGCTCAATAGTTTAGCTTTGTTATGTTTATTGCTAGTATTGCTAATGCCCCTAATGCTAATAAAAGCTGATACTTAATGTTCTTCAAGTTTTTTACTTTCTTTATAGCTTAATATCATAGTCACTACCAGTAATGCTAATGCAACTCCTCCAGCAAAAAGACCGAATACGGAACACATAAACTGCCCTGCTTTTAATAGGTTGGGGCTTATTGATAGAAACTCTATGAAACTATCTAGCATAACTACAACTTATTTAAGGCAATGAATATTATTTGTTCCCGTGCCTCTTTTTTTGTTAGATGATTCTTTTCGCCTATTGCTACTTTTACATTATCGTATTCTTCTGCTGTCTCTATGTTCCCAGTAAATGTACCGCTAGATTTTCCAACCACTTCACCGTTATTCACCATTTCTAATGAGTAGAAATATAGATAATTTTTCATAAGTCGTTACCTTTTACACTCTTTGTATACTCAAACATCTTACAAACACCATCAACACCGTTATTTTTCCATATATTATAGAGCATTTCAAAGCCTAAAGTCTGTTTGAGTGGCTTGGTTTTTTTACCGCCTAAGAAGTTGGTTATCGTAGGCATTACCACCTTAGCTTCTTTTAATATTGTTCTTAGCTCTTCTTTATTCATATTTACCCTCTTTCACAGCATCTACAAATTTAAAGATCTTTTTTATGCCGTCTTTGCCTTTTAGCTCCCATACTTTATACAGGACTTTAAAACTTAGTGTCTTATGTAGTGGCTTTGTTGTTCTGCCACCTAAAAATCGTGAAATTGTACATAATGGGGTTCCGGAGCTTTTTAATATTTCTCTTACGGTTTCTTTCATTTTAATAATTCTTTGTTTTCGTATTTGTTGCCAATTATTTCTACTTGATACAACATTCCATCCTCTAAAGCCCATTTTAAAAGAGTGATTGTATAGTCCTGTTCTTTTACTTCCACCTCTCCACAGTCTCCTCCTTCTGTTATGTATGGTTCTCCATCTACATCTGCATAACACTTTAAAATATCCCCCTTATAGATCTCAACACCGTTTTTATCTTTTAATCCTATGTACTGTTCTACTGTATCGGGTCTTATTTTGTAAGCCTTTGGCGATCCTGCTTTGTTTGAAATGTATGATCCTGCTTCTTTCCCCTCTTTAATGACACATAATAGACCATAATACCACTTACCATTCAGATCCATTCCTCTAAATTTAATTTCTCTTATTTGTTGTTTCATTTTTTTCCTTTATATTTCTAACAATTTGTATTCTACTCGATGATTGTTCACTCTACTATAGACTAATTTACACAACACATTTCCCACTATATAATTAATGTCTGCTCTTAAATCAGATATTAAGCCTGTAATAACTATCCCTTTAGGTGTGCCGTTCTTAACAGGTAAAAACATTTCTTCATATTCTGCTATTTTTAAGTTATCGCGATTTATTGTTTTCATTCATAACTCCTTAATCTTCCAATACCGACATTATACCATATATTTATTAAAAAAACAAATACTTTTTAAAAAACACTTGACTTTTTAATAAACTATATGTTAGTATTTTAACAAACAAACTAAAAGGATAAAGAATGTTAAAGGCAGATTTAGAAAAAGAGATTATTAGGTTGAAAGATGTTATCAATGGGAAGCAAGGCACTATTTTAGAGCAAGAAAGGATTATTAGGGATTTAGAGTCAAGTATTGTAGATATTGAAAAGAACTCAGACAAAACAAGTGATGAAAATTTACTTCTTAGGAAAAAACTAAAAAACACAGCAATGATTGTTAATGTATTTCTTCAAATTAAATACCCTATAAAACAAAAAGTAAATCGTGATGGCTATTCGGACAATAAAAGAAAACAAAATGATAATACTAGATTCTTAGAAGAGTTGCTACAAACTATCAAGATTGAAGAGCCTACGACTTGTGGGAGATCATCATGGAATCAATAGACCACGACCTACAACAAAGAGAAGCTCAAGGGATAAAATGGATCGCTGAAGAAACGGCAGATCTTGACGAGAGGATTGAGCAGTCTTTAGGAGACATACAAATAGCCTATGAAGATCTTAAAAGATTTTGCAATGAAAAGAATTTACTTAACTCAGAGGTCGAAGATCCAAGATTATTGTTATTAGGGATGTTTTTAACTAACAGCGGTTATCTAATGAATACAGAGCATATTGAAGAAATTAGCAAAACTAAAATAAAAAAAGCAAAAGATTTGATGCTTTAATTGTTTTTTTAATAATTTTATGGTAAGATTTTAATATTAAACATAAGGAGTTTAAAATGAAAGATGAGTTTACTGAAGTTAACGAGGAGTTGCATAAGTGGATAGAAGAGTGTCCGTATAGTTTATGCTCTTTTCTTAGTGATGATGGGAACATTGCTGATTGGACTAACGATATTATCGAGTCACGAGAGGGAGAACGGGCAGATCGTGCTTATGATGAATATAAAGAGAGGGATATATAATGACTTTTGAAGAGCTTTATAAAATAGATGTTAATGAAAACACGGAAACAAAAAAAACAGGTAACACGAGATTAAAGTACCTCAGCTGGTCTTTTGCTTGGAAAAATTTTGTTGAAGCATATCCTACAGCAACATACGAAGTTGTTAAAAATGGTAACGGTTTACCTTATTTTGATGATAATGGTGGTGCTATGGTGTTCACTAAGGTAACAGCAAATAACTTAACTCACGAGATGTGGTTACCTGTTATGAACGGTGCTAACAAAGCGATGAAAAAAGAACAATACTCATATTTTGTAAAAGGTTACAACGGTGCAGAGCCTACAGAAAAATTTGTCGAACCTTATACAATGTTTGATATTAACAAAACGATAATGAGATGCTTGGTTAAAAACTTAGCGATGTTTGGGCTAGGCTTATATATTTATGCAGGGGAAGATATGCCGTCAAACGAGGGCATTGTTGAAGCAACCACCAAGAACTATAAAATGCTTAAAGATATGACTCCTCCTGAAAAAAAGCAAATGGTTGCTGATTTTAAAGAAGAGTTAATAATCTTTGGGGTGGAAGATGAAAACATAAACGATATAACAATGCAGCTAGAGTGTATTGATGAAAAAGGATCTGCAAAGCTTTCAGCAATTAGACAATGGTTAAATAGTCCAGAATTGTTCGAGTCTCAAATAAAACAGTACCTAGAAAACAGCAAAGAATAATGCTACTAGACTTAATAAAAACAGCAGACGGTACACTTATATCATCAAGTGAAAAAACCACCGAGATTTTGAAAAAGGTCGCGGTGGGTAGTGGGATATTAGTTGATTTTAAACCTAAAAGAAACTATCTTTTTCATAAAAAAGCTTTTGCATTATTAAATCTAGTTTTCCAAAATCAAGACAGGTATGATAATTTAGACGATTTACTTGTAGAGTTCAAGCTAAAATCAGGTCATTATCAAGAACATATTTCAACAAAGGGAAATTTGATGTATATCCCTAAAAGTATATCTTTTGCAGAAATGGATCAAAATGAATTTGAAGATCTATATCAAAAGTTTTTAGATATTGCTTTTAAACATTTTAATTTTACTGTTGAATTAGAAAATGAATTAATAAGGTTTACATAATGGAAAAAGAAGAGATACGAAATATGTTTATAGATGGAAAAGTTACTAGGCAAGATCTTCTAAATTTTATTGAAAAAAATATGGAAATTGGATTCAGGGAAATACTGGAGTTTATAGATGAAAATGGAATGATTAAAGAATTACTTGAAGAGGTAAAGGGTTAAAAATGTCTTTCAAAATCAAACATTGGAAAATCGAAATCGGCTTTTGGTTTTTCAAAATAAGCAACGATAAACCAAAAATAAAATATACGATTAAGGATGTAAAGTGAAATACAATGTAAGTTATAACCACGAGGGCAGGACTAAATATGTTTTTTTATATGCAGTCACTAAAAAGGTTGCAGAGGCTAGAAAAGTTGCTTTAATTGAGGTGGGGTATGAAGATGTGAGAGTTGTTGAACAAGGGGTTAATAATGTTAATTAGCAAAGAGTTATTAAGTGAAGTATTAGGAGAAAAAGTACATTATTTAGAGCAATCACAAATAGGAGCAGAGTATCTTGCAATTCATTTGAATGATGGAAGTAGTAAAAAAGAAATAAATGTTTTTGAACTAGCACACAAAGTTAAATCATGGTGCTATGATAAGGGCTATCCTCTTACTCTTTTTATGGCAAACAATATTGTCCATACTAGAATCTATTTAAAAGACGATAATGAAAAGAGGTTTTATTCACCAGAATACGATGAGCCTGATGGAGTTTTCCAAGCAGGACAATGGATATTAGACAAAAAGGACTCAAAATGTATAACAAAGTAATTTTAATATGTAACTTAACTAGAGATATTGAGTTAAAATATACACAGGGGGGATCTGCTATTGCAAATCTTGGAGTAGCAACCAATAGGAAATGGAAAGACAAAAATACTGGTGAGCTAAAAGAAGAGGTTACTTTTGTTGATGTAACCGTATTTGGGAAAAGTGCTGAAACTGCAAACCAGTATCTTAAAAAAGGCTCAAAAGTTTTAATTGATGGCAGATTGAAGTTTGACCAATGGACAGACCAAAGTGGGCAAAAAAGATCTAAACTTTCAGTAGTAGCAGAATCTTTACAGTTTTTAGACTCTAAAAAACAGAGTAATCAAAATCAATCATATTCCCAACCTCAGCAAAACGATCAAAACAATTACCAACAACCAAATCAACAAGCAGCACCACCAAATGTGACAGATGGCGATCAAATTCCTTTCGCTCCATATTTAGGCTATTAAAGGCTAATTATGAGCTTACTAATAGAATGTTCAGATAATGTTATGGAAGCCTACGAGGAAGCCACAGACCAATGTGAGGGGGATCTTCATCTCTTAGCTTTTTTAATTATTTTCTTTGAGCCTAAGTACTCATACAGCGAAACAAAAATGAATTTTGACAGCGGTCAAGATATTGAAAAGTATCACGATTCTTTCGAGAGAATCAATAATATGAAACCAAAGGAGGTTAAAACATTCATAAAGTCATATTACCGCCAAGTTGATGGCGGTATGGCTTTTTTACGGGAGGCTGTAGTAGATGAATATAAACAGATACTACCTAAAGACAAAAAGGTGTGTGACGGCAAAAAACCGTCATTTAAACTAAATCAGACGAGCTTATTCTAAAGGGAAAAAAATGATAATTGAGACGAAAAAAGGGACGGTTTTTATCAAAACTAAAGGCATTAAAGGACTTACTAAAAGAATTTTAAACATGGGTAATGAGATGTTTGTTCATTATAAATATTCGGTAATAGAAATCCCTTGTAATGATAAAATTCACTATGAAGAGGTATTTAAAAAAATAGTTGAAAAAATAAATTCTAAAAAAACTAAGGAATAAATTATGTCAAGGACTCTAACTATTAAATACAACACATTAATACAAATGTGGAGGGCTAAAATGGTAAAACAAGGCAAAATCAAACTTATTAAGAACGGTGCTAAAAATGGCTAATGATGTAAAGCTCCTATTTTTAGGACCATTGATATTAACCGTAATTTCTGCAAACAATGCTTATGGTGCTGAAAAATGCACCATTCTAAAAGAAGATAGAGCTTTTAATTGGAAACTTTCTACTTGGCAAAATGTTACTTTTGAGAGGTGTTCAAAACTTTACACATCAAAATATCTAACAAAAGTGGGTAAAAAAGTCGTTCAAGTTAAGCCAAATTTAGTTGGTAAGACTGCTTTTTACACGATAGGAGAGTAAGATGGACTTAGGCGATTTTTTGTTATCTATTATTGCGATAATGGTGGGGCTTTTAATAACAGAGATTGATAGAATGTTTTTAAACTTTTTGTTTTAAGTTTAATTTAGTATAATTACAATAAGACCTTTAAAAAGGCAAGGATTTAGCTCTTTTAAAAGCAAGAGCGACCTACTTTAACTTAGGAGTAGGAAATGATACCAATTTATAGAGCAAAGGAATTAAAAAAAGACAATTATGTGATTGGTAGTTACATTGAAAATAGTATAGATTGTCCTTGTATTGTAGATATGGATGCAGAGCAATACGAAATAGATAAAACAACTTTGAGTATATCATTTAAAGATATGTTAGACAAAGACAATAAAAAGATATTTGCTAGTTTAGACTACATTGGTGGGGTAGGGGGAGATATCCTTTTTTATGAAAAAGAATACGAAAACTATACGGCAGAATTTTCAACAAGTGGCTTTATGCTGTATGAATATCTTGATGGAAAAAGCATTAAAAACACTATCATAAGAGGTATAGGAAGTATAAGAGATTTTGTAGTAAAAGGAATCCAAAAATAACTAAGGAGTAGGAAATGAGTCACAGCAAAGAAATATTAAATCATTTAGAAAACGGTAACAAAATCACTGCATTAGAAGCTTTGAATCTTTTTGGGTGCTTTCGTTTGGGTGCTAGAATTTACGATCTTAAGAAGTTAGGGCATGAGATTGAAAGCGATATGATAAAAATACCGAGCGGTAAAATGGTTGCTGAGTATAGTTTAAAGGTTTAGTAACTCTATGGTATAATACAAACAACAACACCCAACCACATCTTGAAGTGTGCAAAAGTTGGGTTTTGAGTTATTTTAAAATGAACTTTTAAATCAGCATCACTGAGACCCTATCACCCCGTCTCTTGATGGGGTGCTGGTTTAAGAGTTTATATCAAGGGGTCTTAGTGATGCAAAACCCCACTCTTAAAATTATTGTCAATCATCGAAAGATTTAAAATGTATTTAGAAGTATGCTTAGAAGAATTAGAGCAGAAAGAGTTATATTTTAAGCTAAATGATATTTTTTGCTTAGAGAAAGAGGGGAAAGTTGCAGGAATTTATGCAATTTTTAAAGAAGATATTTGTTTGTATGTCGGACAATCTCAAAATGTAGCAAGTAGAATCGCTACCCACTTAAAAGGCAAGTACGAAACAGCCTCAGATATATACATATGGGACATTAAGGACTGTGGATTTGATAGTTTTTTTGAAAAGTCTAAAGAATCACAAAAAGCAATTTTAATAAATGCAGAAAATTGGATGTTTAAACAATTAAAACCTATTGAAAATCTTGCTATTGATTTTAATATAATTATCCCAAAAAAACAACAACCTGATATAGATTTAGAGTATATTCCAAGTATTAGCATTATCCTTAAAGAGCCTTATGAGACTGTAATCTATACAGAACTGCCAGAAGAAAATATAATAAATATTGATTATTTGCATTGTGTCGAAATACTAGATGATGAAACACATAACAAGGTTTTAGACATCATAAAAGTAAAAAACTTTTGTTCAAAAGGATACAAAAATGAGTATTAAATTTATGGCAAGAGTGTGGAAAGAGGAAAGTCTATCTAGTAATCAAAAACTAATAATGTTGTCAATATCCGACAATGCAAATGACGAGGGAGTATGTTATCCCTCAGTAGATAATATACAGAAAAAGACTTGTTTGTCAAGACCTACGGTAATAAAAATAGTTAAAGAGTTAGAATCAAAAAACTATCTTATGATCCACAAAAGAGCTAGAAAAAAAGGCGGTAGATATTCAAATTTATATCTTGTTTTTCCATCTGAAACATTAGAAAACTTAGATGATGAATACAGAGAAAAATTTAGCCAAAGTAAAGAGGCTTTACTATACCCCCAAAGTAAAGAGGCTTTACCACAAAATGATAGCCAAAGTAAAGAGGCTTTACCTAAACCATCACTTACTTTATTTAACCATCACTTATTTAAAGAAATGAATAGTGAGGAAAAAGAATTATTTTTAGAGTATTTAAAAGTAAGAACAAAATTAAAACTTGTTACTACTTATTCAATACAAGATAGATTGTTAAAAAAATATTTTGAGTTTGGCAGGACAATAGATATTCTAGAGAACGCAATAAATAGCAGTTGGAGAGATTTTTATAAACCTAAACAGCAATACAACCCAAAGCAACCAAAAGAGTCTCTTGGTGATGTGGCTAGAAGATTACACGAAAATTCCAACATAGAAGAAGCGGAGGTGCTACATGGATAAAATACTTGACTACATAGGAGAATTGTTAAATATCAAATCTAACAATGAATTAACAGCTAGTAAGATGGTTTCGGAACTAAATCAAATTTCTAATAAGACAGATTTTTTAAACTTCTTAGAAGATAACTACAATGATATAGATTTTAAATACTTATCAGGGTTTCAAACATTTATTGAAGTTACAAAAAGATACAAAAAACAAGAGTACGAAAAAATAAACAAGGAAAGCATAGAAAAAGGGAGTGCGAAATATCTAACACTTTGCAAAAAAGTAAATGATGTGCGAGTGCCTTATAATTCATATCTAAACCACCACGGAAAAGAATTAAATTATGAGTCTTTCCAAGATGCAAATGGAAACGATGCTTTTACAAAAGAGGATATATCTATTTTAAGCCGTGTAGGTTCGATTACAACCTGTTTAAGCCTACAAAGACAAGCAAGTGGTAGCGATGAGCTTTTTAATAGGTTAGAAAGCGATTTTAGGAAGAGATTGAGTTTTGAGAATAAATCAAAAGATTTGCAAGGTGGTGCAAAAATAAAAGCACTAGCAAATAAAGTTAAAAGGTTTTAAGATGACAAAAATGAAATCACTAAAACAATCAAAATTAGAAGAGGATGCAAAAGTTAAATACAGCGAAAGGACTAAAGCACGGTTAAGAGATAAGATTTGTGATGTATGCGATAAGCCATTTACAGGAGATCTAATTGCTAAATATTGTTGCAAAGCTTGTAATTATGTTGGAGGTAGAAGAAAACTGAAGATTAAAACTTACACTTGTAGTTACAATGGGTGTGACAAAGAGATTAAAGCTACTCATCATCGTGATTATTGCACGGACTGCTTTGCTAAAGTTCGTGGTAATAATGCGAAAATTGCAAGAGTATCAAGTCCTAATCACATGAAGAAAAAAGAGCCTGTGAGGGTTAGTATAAATTCAGATTGGAGGGAGATCTTAAAATGACAAAAGAACAACAAATAATTACAAGGTTAGCAAGTGTAGAGACTAGATATGATAGTCCAGATGAAGTACAATGTGAGTTGGATGAGTTAAAACGGCTTTTATTTGAAGATAGGAATTGTAGGAGTTGCAATTATTTAATCAAAGAAACTCTTTGTAATCATAAAATAATACACTTTGCATCACCTGCGTATATTAAACTTAAAGGTTGTAGGTTTTGGAAAAGCAAAATAACAAATATTGAAGATCTGAAGGTTGAAGAACCTGTAAACAATAAAGTCTAAACTGTTACAATACCAAAAAGGATTCTTATTGGATGAAACACACCCCATTATTATACAAGCCTTAAAAGAAAAAAGAAACTATTTAACGATTCGGGAGTGTGCTGTTGTTTTAAAATATTCCGACTCTGGAGGAATTACAGAGGCTTGTAAAATAGGTTTTATTGCTAGATTAAGTAGAGGTAAATATGACATTAGAAGTGTACACAAACGGCTTTTAGAGGTCTTAAAAGATACAAGGTTTGATAGTCTTCACCTTGTTTCTTTTGATGGCTTTCCTATCCAAATTAAACACTTTTCCCAATCAACAAATCAATTATTTTTTGAGTTTGAAACGAGTGAAGATAAGCTCTTGTTTTTAGATAAATTAAGGTTTCTTGATGATTAGAAAAGTAGAAAAGTTTGCTAAGGAAAGAATTGTACTTTTAAAAGAAATGAAACCCAAAATGAAATTTGAAAAGTCAAAAGATTTATTATCTGGTCAAATTGTAGAAGCTGAAATTTTACTAAAAGAAATTAGAGATATTAAAAGAGAATTTATACTAAAAAAATAAATTGTTATAATAAACAAAAAATAAGGTTTATAATGCCTCAAATAACGAAAGTTTGGGATCGTGATGAAGATTCTAAATACTTACTCAAAAAAATAGAGTTTATGAATGATGTAACCGATGGAACTGCTCATATGCGAGAGGTTGCGAAAGAAAAGTTATATCTTCCACAATTTCCAAAAGAAACCCCTGACGAGTACAAAACACGGCTTAATATAACTGTATTAGAACCTTTTACAGCCGATGCAATTCAATCTTCAAAAGGTAAGATATTTTCTAAAAACATAGTTTTAAATGATCTACCTAAAGAGTTTGATACTTACGGAATATTAGATAACTTTGACAGAAACGGTGCGACTTTTGAGGAGTTCGCTGGTGAGTTATCGGATCTACAATTAAAAGACGGGATCGCTTTCGTTTATGTTGCTTTTACTAAAACTTTAAACGATAAAACCATACCAAGCAAACAAGTACGACCTTATGCAAGAGTAGTTAGTGGTGATAGAATAATCTCTAAAAAATATAGAACAATTAACGGTAAACTTCATCTTATTCAAATTGTAATTTCTGAGAATGTTTCGGGAGGTGAGGATAAATACCATCAAGAGATGGTACAGCAATACCGAAAAATCTATATTACTGGAACGGGTCAAATAACATATGAAGTTATTGTTAATGACGGTGGTAATGAAAAACAGAAAGAAACTGGGAACATTACTCTAGGAGGTCAAACAGATCCAGAGATCCCAATAGTTCCATGCTACGGGAAGAAAAAAAGATATTTTGTAGGCACTTCTCACTTTGAAGAACTGGGATATTTAAACATAGAACATTACCAAAAAATGAGTGATTTTAATGGCAGTTTTCATTTAGCTGGAGCATTAACCCCTGTAATAACAGGAGAAAAAATAAACAGCAATCAAATTAAAGATAGTGCAGTTGACGAACAACAGCAAGTGGGCGGTGCTGAAATAATGGCTCTTGAAAAAGGTGGAGATTTTAAGTGGGTTGGAGGAGGTGCTGATCTTGTTGCTATGCACAGTCACATCGAGAAAAGAGAAGAACGGATGAAGAGAATGGCTTTTGATGTTGTTGATGGTGGTAACAAAACAGCTACTCAAATAAAAGATGAGAAAAATGATAAAGAAGCTAAATTAAAATCATTAGCGATTAACCTTGAAAATTGTTTGAATAAGACTCTTTTATATATGTGTCAATATCTAAAAATTGAAATGGGTGACGGTAATGTTAAAGTGAATAAAGATTTCAACTTAACTGTTATACCCATAGAAGATGTTAATATTTATAAAGATATGGTTTTAGAAAATGTTATCACAAAAGAGACTTTTTATAAAGAGATGCAACAAGGTGAGAGACTTTTAACTATTGAAAACAATGAAGCAGAGATTGAAAAATTAGCAGACGGTGAGCTTTTAGAAGATGGCTAAAACAGCCGAAGATCTTATACAAAAACAACTCTTAATAAGTGTGATGTTGGAAAGAGTAAGACCTGTCTCTTTAGATGAGTTTGATAAGGTTATGAGCGAAGTTTTAGACGATACATTGTTAAGTATTGCTAAAGCTAAAAATCCTATGATTGTCAAAACACAAAGGCAAATACTAGCTGAGGTAACGAGACAATTAAAAGATATTTACGGTGATTTTCCTGAATGGATAAAAGTTGATGAAGAGTTTGCCTCTCAATTAGCTTATGAGTCAAGTGTTGCAAGTATGGAAAGTCAACCGAGTGTTATTAAGGCAGGTATTACAGCGATATCTTACGACAGGTTAAACAAAGATACTATTGAGACATTACTAAGCCCTAATCGTCAATTAGGCAGTACAGGATTTACTCTTAATGATATGGTTAAAGATCTCCAAGATTATCAAACAAAAAGAACACGGCAAATTTTAGCTAAAGGGGTAACGGCAAAACAAACCCCACATGAGATAACAAGATCTGTTCAAAACTTATGGGGTGATGTTACAAAACACCGAGCCGATGCAGTAGTTAGAACAGCAATGATTGATGCTGCTAATGTAGGCAGACATCAAAGCGATAAAATATTTGATGAAGTTATTATCGGTTATTTGTCTATGGCAGTTTTAGACAATAGAACTTCTAAAATTTGTATCCCTTTGCATTTAAAAAAATATATGCGAAAACCTAATCAAACAGCTTACGGATTATTAGAGTCAATTCCAGATAAACCACCAAGACACCCACGATGTAGATCATCACTTTTAAAGCTCACAAAAGACACTATGGAATTATTACACGACACTGACAGAACAGCTACGATATGGGACAAAGATGACCGTATTCAGCACCGTGACGGCTCAACATCTATGCGATTAAGTGCTAAAGATGCAACACATAAAAGATTAAGAGCAGACTCAACATATCAAGAGTTTTACGACACTTTGACTATAAATCAACAAGCTTCTATTGTTGGGAGTAAGCGAAAAGTAGAGTTGATGAGAAAAGGCAAATTATCTTTATCTGAAGTTTTAAAGACTCAGAGAACAGGACAGATAAGATATTTAACTAATGAAGAGATCTTAAAAATTGTCAAATAACTACAGCGAAATCTTACAAGCTCCGAAAGATGTTAAGCGATTAGAAAACTCAATAAATAAAACCATTGCAGATCTTAAAAAGCTTTACGAGATTAAAGGACTTAAAATTGATATTAAGCCCGTGTTGGATGGTGGGGTTGTTAATTTGAAGTTAAGTTTTTAGGATCTCCATCAAATATAAAAACATTAGGTCTTTTTTTAAATAGCTCAACAGGATCGTCTATTAAAATTTTACCTATTTTACCACCTAAACAATCTAAACAAACGAGTTTACTATAGTTTTGCAATCCTTTGACTCTTATTTTAGTTGATACAGCTGCTTTAATTTCATTAAAACACAAATCACAGTATTTTATTACCATTTCAAATCCTTTAATTTAAAAGAACCGATCCCACTTTCCTACATCCGTGTACTGATAGGATCGGCTTCTCTGATATTAGTCACTTAGCTTATCTTTTCCAAAAAATGTTGGTTCTTTATTGGCTTGTTATGACTTAGTACCAATATTGTAAATTTTATTAAGTTGATCTATTGGAACATTAATAAAATCAGCCCCACAGTCCAAACACTTACATAACAAAAATTCTTTATAGATTTCCACTTCTTCCCCTTTGCTTTCATTGTTCATAAATTCTTCTATTTGAGGACATAAGTAG